TAGCATAGTCAAATATTTCTTCATTTTGCATTGCAAAGAATTCACGTTTATTACGTAGTCCACAGTATATGTCGTGTTCTGCAAATAAGTTACGTCCTAGTTTTGCTAAATCATCTTTACAATAGTCGTGTATCATATTATACCATTCTGTGCGATGATTGTGTCTATCAGCATAACATTCTTCTTCGTCAGCATATCCGTACTGGTCTTTTAGATCATTAAAGATAAAAAGTTCTGAACAAAATTTAGATGATGATTGAAATGTATAACTGTATTTTTCTAGTAACTCACAGACAGTGTCTTTACCATGACGGCCGTGACCGACAATTAATAGTTTGGGCAACAAAATAATGACTCCTTAATTATCTATATAGTATAAAGTCATTTATATTGTTTGTCAAGCATTTTTTTATATTCTTCTTCGAAACCTACTTCGTGCGTGTAACTTTCGGTATTATTCCATAGACGCTTAAAGTAGCCGTCATAGCAATCATATATTGTTTTCATATCATTTGGAAGATGGCCTTTAACTATATAAAAAAGCCTGCAGGCTTCTTCCTGCGATGGCTTAGCCAATTAAGAATCCGTAGCCTACGCCGCCTGCTACCTGCAGAGATAAATCTTGTTCTAATTTATCCATTTCAGATTGTGCTTCTGCTTTAAGGCTATCACCGTTTAAAGATGTTCCGCCTTGCGGTCCTGCTACTGTTGCAAACTTACTACGTGCTTCACCTAACATATATTTGCATGATGCTAGTGTGTAATCTTTGATCCATTGTTTTGCAAGATAGTCTTGGAACAATTGGTCATCTGGTCTATAGTTATATGCGTAAATTAACACTTCTTCTTCGCCTCTTGGACGTTGTAGTATTGTTAATTTTTTAGTTGTTGTATTCCATTTAAATTCAATAAAGCTACCAAACATTCTACCTACAAGTTCTTGATAACCTGCAAACATATCATATGTTGCTAGTCCGCCCATTTGTGTTGAGCCACTGAGTAGGTAAGTATTTGTAAATGCTAAGTTAAATGGTTCAAACATCGAACTTCCGCCTGCGTTACCGCTACGTGAACCTATAGATCTACGGTATAATTTTCTTACTTCAATAACCTCATTTGGTAATATGTATTCGTTTTGATCTTCAGTAAGTGTTAAAAACAAATATGACTCTTCTACAGCATGATCTGTTCGTTGTCTATATTTTGTAAGTGCTTTTGTTAAAGCAGATTCATAATGAATTGGATCAAGTTCAACATCAATCATGCCGCCACCTAAAAATGCGTTTACATAGTCGAATATTTCTTGTTTTTGTGTAGTTATACCTGTAGCCATATGTCTTGTTCTCCAATAGTATTTATCAATCTATCTTAAGCTAAGACATTAGCATAAATATGTATATGCCAAGACTATCATTATACAAACCAGAAAAGGGCAACGATTACAAATTTATGGATCAAAGGATCTATGAAATGTTTACTATTGGCGGTACTGATGTGAATATACACAAATACGTAGGTACTGACGATGGAGAAGTTGTTAAAGATAATACTCAGATTCAAGATATTTTGTTTTTAGAAAATAGAGACAGAAAGTACGATGATGACATCTATACTATTAGAGGCATATACAATGTACAAGACATTGATTTTGATTTAAGTCAATTTGGTTTATTCTTAACTAATGATACGTTGTTTATGACTATACATATTACATCAAGTGTTAGCTCACTAGGTAGAAAAATAATGCCAGGAGATGTAATAGAAATACCACACTTAAAAGATGAGTATGCAGAAAATGATTTTGCTACTAGTCTTAAAAGATATTATGTTGTAGAAGATGTAAACAGAGCTGCAGAAGGATTTAGTCCAACGTGGTATCCGCACTTATATAGAATTAAATTAAAACAAATTGTTGACAGTCAAGAGTTTGCAGATATACTAGAAACCCCGGAAGATGAAGATATCTTTATAGGCGATTATAGTACTACAACAACTTATGAAATCGGGCAAGTTGTAAAGTATAAAGGCAAACTATATCAAGCCACAGCACAGACGCAAGGAAACACACCTACAGACGTTTTTAATTGGTCAGAGTATACTGAGAACACCTTAAGAGATTTACTAAGCACATACGATAAAGAAAAAGCAATTAACGATGCTGTGCTTGCTGAGGCAGAAGCTGATGCTCCTGAGTCGGGTTATGACACTGGACATTACTATACATTAGATACAGATGATTCAGGTAAAACTAGAGTTAACACCGTAGAAGATCCAACTGCTAGTTCGCCTAGCAGATCAGGTTACGCTGGGTACTTGGTAGAAGATGGACAACCGCCTAACGGTGCAGCATTTGGTAGTGGCACTAGTTTTCCTGTTATTAATGAAGCAGGCGATTACTTCTTGCGTACAGACTTTTTACCTAATAGGTTATTCAAGTTTGATGGTAGCAGATGGCTCAAAGTACAAGATAATATTAGAATGACAATGACAAATACTGATCAAAGATCGAATCAAATTGGTACATTCATTAACAATACAACCACTAATGTTATTGGTGACGAAACTGTAACAGAACGACAGGCACTAAGTAAAGCCTTAAGACCAAAACCGGATGATGTATAATGCAATTTTTTTATGATGCACAAATTAGAAGATATATTACACAACTTATAAGAATGTTGAGTAATTTCAATGTGCAAGATGCACACGGAAATGATAAACAAGTACCTGTTATGTACGGCGACTTAACAAGACAGGTTGCAAGTATTATTAGAGATAACTCAGAAAATAAAATACCCACAGCACCACGTATGGCTGTATATGTTACTGGTTTAGAAATGGATAGAGACAGAACAGCTGACTCAAGTCTAATAAGCAAAAGACATGTACGTGAACGCACATACGATACTGCTACAGGACAATACCTTAACACACAAGGTAAAAACTATACTGTAGAAAGACATATGCCAGCGCCTTACACATTAAAAGTAAGTGCAGATATTTGGGCTTCTAACACAGAGCAAAAATTACAAATATTAGAGCAAATACTGGTATTGTTTAATCCTAGTTTTGAAATACAAACTACAGACAATTATTTAGACTGGACTAGTTTAACTGTTGTAAATATGGAAGGTATTACATTTAGTTCTAGATCAATACCTGTTGGTGTAGACAGCGAAATTGATGTTGCTAATCTACAGTTTAGCACACCTATATACTTAACACCTCCAGCTAAAGTAAAACGTTTAGGTGTTACAACAAGTATTATATCTAATATATTTAATGAGCAACAAGGTGATATTAATTTAGGTGCTACTGTTGCAGGACAAATAGACGGCACTGAGCCTACATTTGTAACAAGAGTAAACACTGGTCCTATTGATGGTATCAATGACGGAAGTACAATGTCTGTAGACGATGGTGAATTTCCAAACCAAGGTACAGGACTTATGGACTTTGATACTAAACGTTTATTTGATAAAACAAGTATTAGTAGCACATATCAAAACTATGGTCTAAGTGTAGAAAATGATGTTGCACAACTAGTATACAAAAATAAAGTTGGTGACGTTAGCTGGCCAGAACTTGTAGAAGCATATCCAGGTACATATCAAGCAGGTGTAAGTAGAATACTATTAAAATCTAATGATGGTGATACTTATATTACAGGTACGTTTACAATTAATCCGTTAGATGACACAAAAATTGTTATTGATTTTGATAGCGATACGTTACCCGATGACACAGTTATTTCTGGTCCTGCTAGAAGTTCAAATAGTCTTACAACAATTGATTATATTGTTGATCCATTACGATTTGATCCAAATCAAATTAAAGGCGCAGGTATACGTTTATTGATTTTAAGTGATATCGGTAATAGCAATAATGAAGACGGTCCTGATGCTTGGAAAAATGCAGACGGAAGTGATTTTATTGCTAACGAATCAGATATACTAGAATGGGACGGAACTAATTGGCATGTTGTGTTTGATGCAAGCGGTGCTAATGACGGTAGTACAGGATCACCAGCAACATATGTTAGTAATCTAAATACAGGCATTCAGTACAAATGGAATGGCGAATTTTGGATTAAGAGCTACGAAGGAGAATACTCAGGAGCGACCTGGACCATACTACTTGATGCATAATTATTAGTATGAAAGAGATTGTTTGTAGCGGAGCATTATTCTACTCCTTAAACACAGAAAGATTTTTATTTTTACATAGAACAGGAAACAAGTCTAACGTTTCTTGGGGCCTTGTTGGCGGCACTAACGAACATAAAGAAACTCCCTGGGAAGGCCTTAAAAGAGAAGTTCTAGAAGAAATAGGCAACGTAGATTATACTAAAGTTCTTCCATTAGAAAGTTTTGTTAGCAATGATAATTACTTTTCCTTTCATACGTATTTAATTGTAGTAAAAAATGAATTTATACCTACACTTAATCACGAACACGATGGCTATGCATGGGTTACTGCAGGACAATGGCCAAAGCCATTACATCACGGTTTAAGAAATACACTACAAAATAAAACAATACAAAATAAGTTAAAAACAGTATTTCAAGTAATAAATTTATTAGAGGAATAGATGACAGATAATGTAAAACAAACAGACTATGGTTACGAAATTGTTTGGACTGACAACGAAAATTATTGTAGTAAAATATTAGTATTTGAAGAAGAAGGCAAACAAACTCGATTACATTTCCACAAAAATCGACATAAAAGTTGGTTTGTAAATGCTGGAAAGTTTGAAGTACAATGGGTTAATTCTAAAGATGGTAAAGCGTATTCTAAAGAACTTCCTGAAGGTAGCGTATTTGATGTTCCTGCACTACTGCCTGTTACACTAAAAAGTTTAGCAGACAACAGTGCTATGGCAGAAACTAGTAACAACAATGATGTAGATGACTACTATCGGTTAAACTAATGTTAAAAGTAAATCAAACTAAAGAATTTAAAAAAGACTTTGCACAATACAAGAGAAATATCGAAGATATAACTAATGAACGCACAAAAGCAGAATGTAACGACATTTTAAATAAATTAGTTAATGAATTTAGTTATATTGATGCTACACACGATGCAATTAATAAATCAATTGACCCGACTAAAGTTAGAGAAAATGTAGAACGTAGTATTGTGCTAAGACAACAGTTAGATAAAATTATTAAAGATTCGAAAGATCTTTAACTGTAATAGATCCAAACATCGACGAATGAGATTGACATTGGTAGACATATGTACCGTTACCGCTTTCAGGAATTCTCCAATATAATGTTCCACTAGACTTTCCTTGTGCAGCACTATTTGTACTTACAGTTCCAGTTGGTGATACGTGTACTATATTACTAGTCAGTGCAGTAAGAGTGTTGTCTTGCAATTCAAATGGATGTCCTGATATATTTGTTAAGTCAAATGCTAGTGTGGTTCCGCTGATTGCATATATAGTAGGATTAGCACCACTATAATGACTGTCAAACGTATATGAACTGGTACCGTTATTATCTACTCTAAGCATTGCTATGGCAGGTTCGTAAATTTGATCTATTCTTAAACTAGCTGTAGTAACATCTGTTAATGCACTAAAAGTAGTTACACCAGTTGCAGGTGTAGTAAATGTAAATCCGCCACTACCGTCTGTTGTTAAAACTTGTCCATTAGTTCCGTCACTAATACTTAGATCTGTTAGTGAAGTTACAGCAGCCGGAATAACTGGCGGCGTATATGTAAACACTCCTGTAGAATCACTGTAAGATATTGCACCATTGCCGCTTGCTGTTCCTTGTTCACCAACACTTAGGTCAGTTAACGCAATGCCGACACCGGAGCCAGTAACAACAATATCACCGCTGCCAAGTAGCGAAGTGCCATTTATTGTTTTAATATTTGTAGCACTTACTAAAGTTTCTTGTGCATCATTGATTCCATAGCCTGCTAAAGTGGTTGGAGTAGTTATTAAATCAGCAAATGTCACACTAGTTAGATATGTACTCAAGTCAGGCGGTGTATATCTAAACTCGCCTGATGTGTTATCATAACTAATTGCACCATCGCCTGTAGCTGTAAGTTCAACGCCAACACTTAAACTTGCTAGTGTAAGTATACTAGGTTTGTTAGCTACGTTAGCCCAATCTAAATAGTAGGAACCGTCAAAACCATCTAGTGTGTCGGCGTCAGTTCCGCTACCACCTGTTGTAGCATCTGTACCTGGTGCCCATTTGGCGCCGTCCCATTTAAGTACATTGCCTGTTGCTGGTGCTGAGCTAGTGGTGTCAACATCGCTTAGGAAGTCAATACTAAATGCACTCATATTAATTGTTAGATTGTCTGTATCTGTAGCAATAGTTGTTGCTATATTTGTACCACCTAAAACATTAAGAGTATCTGTAATCGCATTAGCCGTAGCCGAACCGTCATCACTTGTTATTGTAGCAAATAAATTTTGTGTTGTTCCTGTTTCAGGTGCATCTTCAAAGGTAAAATTTCCTGCGCCATCCGTAGTTAAAATTTGTGTCGAATTACCATCAGTAATTCCTAGGTCAGTTAGTGCAGCAGGTATTAAATTTGTTGTATCTGTTAAATCAGATAAGTCTGCAGGTATTAAATTTGTTGTATCTGTTAACTCTGATATGTCTGCTACAGAAGTAAGATCTGCTTGATTAGCAAGTTCTATCCAAGCGCCTGCGTGTGCATAGTATGCTTTACCTGTAGCGTGTACGTGTGCAAACATTCCGTGATTGTCTGTTGCACTTGGTAAATCTACAAGCTCAGCATATGCTATCCAGTTTATATCATCGTTTGTTAAAG